TTCGTACATGTTGTGCATCTGCGGGGCGCCCTGCGCCATCTGCAACTGCATCTGTGCAAGCTGGATGCGCTGCGCGGAGCTGAAAATATTCGGGTCAGCAACCGGCAGCACCGAAACGATCTTGTCGAAATCCGTGCGCTTGACCTTGCGGCTCGCCCCCGGCACATCGTACGGGTACTCATCCTCAAGATACTGTCCAAAGCCCTCAAAGAGCAGCCGGAACTCAAGCGACTGGGCGTAATGCAGGCGCTTGTGGATCGCCGACATCACCATGGAGCCACGCTCGAGCAATGCGAGCGTCGTGCCGACCTGCGCGTACTGATTTCCGTCGCCGACCTGCATGTCGGCCGTGCTCGAGAGGCGCTTGCCGGCGTCTACGAGGAATCCAAGCAGCGCAAACAGCACTTGGCTCGGCTCCTTGTACGGAAGCGGCAGCAAAGACGACTGCAACTCCGCGCCACCGGCGTCAATGTCGCGCCACTCGCCCGGTTGGATCGGATCCGAGTCGTCCGCGATGCGCGCGCCCTTGGCCTTGAAGCCCGCAGGCAGGTTGGCAAGCGTTCCGGCGTCGATCAACTGCCGCAACGCGCTCGTCGCCGACTTGGAAAGGCCGCCGATGAGGTGCACAAAGCCCAAACCGTACGCGCCGGGGCCTTCCACCAGCACGTAATGGACAAAATAGTTGCGCCGACGCTTCAGTTCATCGTCTTCGCGCCAGTTTCGGCGGATTCCGATGACCTTGAGCGAGTCTTCGGCGAGCGTAACGACGTACGGAAGCTTGATTCCCGTCGGTTCGCCGTCTTCGCCAATCTCTTCAAAGCCCGGCAGGTCCAAATCGACCAGCATTTCGAGCAAAAACACCTCGCCAGCCTGGTCCGTCGGCTGCACACCCGTCACTTTGTCGATTGCCGCCTGGATTTTGCTCGGGTCCGCGGGCGTCGGCTCGAGGTCAACCGCAATATCGAGGTATTCGCCGATCAAAACGCGCTTGCGGAACTCGTTTGAGTCCATCGCAATGCGGTGCGTCAGCCGCGAACACTGCGAAACAACGCTCGAACCGTTGTACGGGATGTACACATCGTCCGCCAGACACAGGCGGGAGACCATCCGACCGAGCTGAAAGTCGTAATAGACCTTCTTGAAGGTCGATCCGCCGTATCCGGTGTAGTACAGGAGCTGGTCGAACTCCGGGGTGTACTCCTCCATCACCGTCGTGAGCTGGTAATTCATGAAGTCCTGCACGCGCGCGGCCTGCTGGAACTTGTCGACGGTCTCTTTGCCTAGTACTTGCGTGCGAACCGGGCCACCCGCGGGCAGCAATTCTTTAAACGCCTGCGACTGGAACTGGATGATCGCCTCTTGCAGCATCGGATGCGTCGCGCCAGAGGCACCACGGAAGGGCTTGGTGCGCTCTTCCATGCGCAGGCCCAGCAATTCCAGGCCCTTGGCGTACATCTGCTCCCAATCCGACCGCGATCCCTTGTCCGCCTCGAACATCGCCGAGACATCGATGGCAATCCGACCAAGGTCATCCGGGTCTACTACCTCCGCAAGGTTCGCGTAGAAGTCGACCTCTTTCGCCTCATCCTCGCCAATCTCGATGACCGCCCCGCCATCCGGCTCCAGGACGATCTCGATCTCCGGGGCCTCCTCTGGCGGACCCCCGGCAATGACCAGGACGCCTGCGTCAGGGGCTTGGTTGATCGCTTTATCAATTGGCATGTTGATATCCTAATACGTTTCGTGATGAAAGGCTACTCGCCTCGCTCCTGTCGACGTTCGGCACGGCGCAGCTCGCGCAACTGTTGTCGTGCGGCTTTTGCTTCAGGTGGCTCCGCGGCTTTGCGCGCGGCTACACGCTCCTTGACCAAGGCCCTGTGACGAGCATTGAGTTCGTCCAGCGTGACAAAGCGCGCGCCTTCCTTCTGCATGTCCTCGAGTACTTGCCGAGCAAGATGAGCCGCCATCTTATTCTCAACCCAGTTCTCTGTGATTCGACTGCTGTTGAGGTCAATCAGGCCCGTATTTTCCAGATCCTGGACCATGTCCCAGTTCTGGCTTTTAACAAAGTCCTGCACGAAGGGGATGTATTCGTCCTTCGGCTTTTTATTGCCCTTGCCCTTAATCTGAACAATCCTTCCAAGCGGAGTCGGAAGCGGGTCTCCGTTTTCATCAAGCCAGCCCTGCTCGTCGAGCATCCGCATCTTTTCGTTCTCGTCGAGATCCGGATACATCGCATCGATCCGTCGCTTAGACTCGTCGAAAGAACCATACTGCTCGACTTCGATCGTCACATGCGGAGCACCCGTCCTCTTGTCACGGAGCGAGTAGATCGCGGATCTTCCCGCAAACACATCGTTGCAGTAACCACCAACACAATGCCCCATCATGTCGCCTTCGTATCGCAGGGCCTCCTGTAGCGCCCCCCGACCCTCGGGGGTGTCTGCCCTAAGCTGAAACCACCCGTACTTCTGGTCCGGGTAATCCTTAAACGGCGCGGTGGCTGCGTTGTTTGCCAATGCAAAGTTAGCCTCGAACTTTTGCTTCTCACGCCACTTGTTGATCTTGCTGACATGCCGCACGGCATCCGGCACGGACATGCGGCCGAGCTGCTCGTTGGTCAGACGAAGCTGCTGCGGCAGGTCCCCACCCGGGTCGATGGAGTTGAGTAGTTCGTCTCGGAGATGGTCAAAGCCGAGATCGGATCCCAAATTTTCAGAAGGAAGATAAAGCTTTCGATTTGGATCCTTTTTCGATACTTCAACGATCCAAGGATTATCTTCAAAAAACCTACGCACTTCAGGGCGGCTAGACGACTGCAATCCCGAAAGGTCTCCAACAAGGTTATATCCCATCATGTAGTCAGTGGCACCTTCCCAGACCTGAGCGGCTGGAGACTCCGCCATCAGTGCTTGTACGTTAGGACCAAGATCGGGATCGCCGTATCGCACCGGATCGTAGTTAATCATGGCTGGATTCACATGCAGAATGCCCTGCTCCGCCAGCTTGCGGATCGGATCCTCCGGCGTTGCCATCTCATTGCGGACGTACTTAGACAGCTTAGTGTCAAGCCAACTATTGATAACCTTTTGTTCTGGCGGGCCGCCCCCGTCCAACTCCCGGAACTTTAGCTTTTCAATCGCGTCCAATTTAGACAGGAAGTCCCCGCCCTTGGGCTTGACGACTTGCGTCATCACAGGCTTTGAACGCCCGCCCGGCGTAAGGTTGCCCGCAATGAACTCCGTCATGCTGGCAGGGGATTTGGCGGCCTGAACGCCGACATCTACAAACGCTGAAGCCAGGTTCTTGGCCGTGGTCAGCGGGTCTTGCGCCGCCTGCGATACAGCACGATTGACCGACTCATACGTCTCTTTGCTTCGTGCGGGGGCGGTGCCTTGTAGCTCGACAGGCGATCGCTCGCGCACCGATTGCATAAACCCACCAAGATAGTCCCGCGCGCCACCGAACGTCTGCGCCATGCCTTCAAGCGCGCTCGTAATGCCACGGCCCGCAGCAGCACTCAATACCTGCGGGTCATAGGATTTCAAATCTCTCCAACCAGGCTGCTTGACCGGCGCGCCGCTCGGGGGACTCGTCGGTATTGAACGCGACAAATCGGAGCTCTCTAGTAACGAACGATACAGATCCGCGCTCGTCTCTCCCGTACGCGGGCTGCCCTTCGCGCGGCGCTTCGGTCGTACCTTGAGCCCTGACAGCGCGTTCTTCATGGCTTCTTTTGCTTTACCGCTCCGCCCTTGGCGTACCCCGTACGCTCTCCCTTCGGCAGGACCCGGGCCTTGTTCTTGTCCACGTACTCGCGCGCGAGCCGCACAACATCCTCGTCCGTCATGGCCAGCTCGCCGATCTCCCGGCCCAACGCGTCGTTGAAGAGATCCATCGCCTCCTCCTCATCCGACTGCCCGGGCGAAGTAAACTCATGCAAACGGCTCACTACGTTCGCCGTTCTCGGGCCAATCCTGCGAGTCAGATCCGCCTGATACATCAGGTGCCGCATCGCATCGGCCTTGCCGCCGCCAGACTCCTTGAGACCATACGCCGCAACCGACTCCCGCTCGGCACGCCGCGGAATGTCCGCAATCTTCAAAAACTCCGCTGCACCACGCTTCGCCTTTCGCGCGCCACGGCCGGACAGCTCGATAAGCTCGTCCAACTGCTCACGAAGCACGCCCTTCGCCTCACCGCCTTCGTTAAACCGACGCGTCATCAGATCCCCGAGCCGCGATAACTGCTTCTTGGTCAACTTCTCCGCGCCAAAGGTGTCACGCATCAAATCCTTCGCCGACATCGCATCCCGCGA